AATCTCATGCACGGGGAATGACCCCCAAGCGCTCTGCGGCGACCCTCTCCCAGCTACCGACGCGCAACCTTAGCCAGGAGGCGCGCCGGTGAGTGGAGGAGTTACAAGCGCGCGCGAGACCGCGATCGCGGCGCTGCACAGCCGGCTGCTCACGTCACTGGCAGTCCGGAATCCGGCACCGCTGGTGCTGCGCGGCGAGACCATCCCGCAGCGCATCCCGCCCGGTGGCCTGATCCTGGTCCGCGACGGCGACACGGTGGAGGAAACGCCCATCCTCTCGCCGCTCGCCTGGCAGGTCGAGCATCGCGCCGAGGTCGAGATCACCGTCGCCGGCGCCACGCCCGCTGCGCGCAACACGCTGCTCGACGCGCTGCTGATGGACGTCGCCGCATCCATCACCGCCGACCGCACCCTCGGCGGCGCCGTCGAATGGGCGCAGGCCGGCAGCGCCGCCTTCGAGGATGTCGAGTTCGAGGGCGCTGCGGCGGCCCGCGCCGCCGCCATCCCCATCACCCTCTGGTTCACCGTCGCCGGCTCGCCGCTGGCCTGATCCCCCTTCAGGAGAAAGCCCATGCCCCGTGCCATCGGCGCGAATTGCCGCCTGCTCATGCTGCCCGAAGTCACCTATGGCACCGCGCCCGCCAGCAACTGGCGGCGCATGCCGTTCCTCTCCTGCGACCTCGGCGCCGAGCAGCCGCTGCTGGACGCCGACGTGATCGGCGTCGGCAGCAACCGGGATCCCGCGGCGCCCTTCCTCGACACGGTGACGGTCGCCGGCCAGGCGGTCGTGCCGGTCGATCTGAACAACATCGGACACTGGCTGCGCCTGCTGCTGGGCGCGCCGACCACCACCGGCACGACCAACTTCATCCACACCTTCGGCTCGGGCGCGGCGTCGCTGCCGAGCAACGCCATGGAGATCGGCTATCCCGACGTGCCGAGCTTCGACGTCTGCACCGGCGTGCGCGCCGACACGCTGGAGATGGACTTCACGCCCACCGGCGCGGCGACGGCGACCTTCGGGCTGCTGGGCCAGGGCTCGGTGCGCACCGGTGCCACGTCAGGCGGCACGCCGACCAGCGCGGCCTACACCGCCTTCAACAAGGCGCAGGGATCGATCACGCGCAGCGGCTCGGCGCTGGCGCAGGTCACCGGCGCGCGCCTTACCTATGCCAATGGGATGGAGGCGGTGCGGACGATCCGTGCCGACCGCCGCGTCGAAGGAGTGGATCCCGGCATCGCCCGCTGCACCGGCCAGATCACCGTGCGCTTCGAGAACACGACGCTGCTGGCGCAGGCGCAGGCTGGCACCTCGGCGGAGTTCGCTCTGGCCTTCACCATCGACGCGAACCGCAGCCTGACCATTACGCTGCACGAGGTCTACCTCGCGCTGGCCAAGACGCCGATCGAAGGGCCGGCCGGGGTGGAGGCCAGCTTCGATTTCAGGGCCGCGTTCAACGCCACGGCGACGCGCATGATGACGGCGGTGCTGCGGAACCAGCAGGCGGGGACGGAGTATGCGTGACCTATAGCTAGGTTCCGCGAGGGGAGCGGCTGCCGAGCAGCCTCTTCAGCAGAAAATAGGATGCGCGGAAGGCCATGGTTCTTCCGAACACGGCGAACTCGGCATCCGTCATGCCTATGAGGTTGTGACCACCAATCGACGCGAAACTGAAAGCACCGGAGATGCCACGTTCCTCTTGCAAGTCGATGAACCCCGATGTTCGGAGATAGGCAATGACCTGGCCCCAGACCTTCTCGTCGAACGAGCCTGGGAGCTCGACACACCGATCTTCGGCGATCTTTCTCGCGACGTTCTGCAGAAACACGCGGGCTGAAGTGAGGCTTCCGTTCCAGTCTCCTTCAACGAACGCCACGGCAGACTGATCAATCAGCTTGCCGAGCTCCGGGCGCGCATCGGGCATCGCCTCCTTCAACAACGCCGAAAGGAGATCATCTGGCGCCGACGTACCGGCCATCGCAGGGTCAACGGGCAGGAAAGCACCGGCGGTGCTGCCATTGGTCCCGATCTCACGCGCATATCCGTCGAGCGCGAGAGATCGCTCAAGTTCAGCCCAACGCTGGTCGTGCACATACTTTGGCTGGAAAGTGGTCCGCACTGCGTCGTGAGTGCGCGCCAACTCCTGCACTAAATCCGACAGCGATGCAGTATCTGCATCAAAGACCATATCGGTTAGAGAGCCGTCAAGATTCCTGGCGACTTGGATTTGGTCGGTCGAATCGACAATCGTGTACTTGATCAAGAGCATAGCTGCGTCGTGGCGAGGCATCTTGTTCATGAATTGTATCAAAGAAATTTTTGAGCGCACGCTGAGATTCATAACGCACTCCGAATGCAAACGATGGAATGGCAGCAGCACCAGTCTGGAACTGGGTCGGTGTGTTCTTCACTCACGCTCGAGGTCCTGCAGCACTTCCGGCAGGTCGCGTGCGCCGTGCAGGACCCGCAGGATGCGCGGCGGCACCGCATTGGCACGATAGACCACGATGTAGGGGAACCCGCGCAGCACCAGGAACCGCACGGTTTCGGGCGCGAGATCCCGTCGCTGCTTCCCCATTTCGGGATGCTCGCCGAGCAGCTGTGCTGCATGTCGGAGCGCGACACGCAGGTCCTCTGCGGCCCGCGGATTGTCCTGCGCGATCCAGGCCACCGCCTCACGCAGGTCGACGCGCGCCTCCGGGGAGAGGATGGCGTCGGCGCCGCGAGATCGCGGGCTCAGCGACCCTTCCTCGCAGACTTCGCACGCGCGATCACGTCACCCAGTTCGGCATCCACCTCGTCGGCGGAGAGCCAGCCCTTCTCATCCGCCTCGCGCTCGACGCGCTCCAGCATCTCGGTAAAGGCCACGCGGCGCGCTTCCTGCTGTTCGAGCAGCCGCAGCGCGGCACGCATCACCTCGCTCACATTGCCGTAGCGGCCCGAGGCCACGCAGCGCTCCGCGAAGCCTTCGAGCTCGGGCGTCAGGCTCACATTCGGCATCCCAGTCCCCCTGCCCGTTCTATGTCAGACTTTGACATGACGCGGGCGCATTTCAAGTCCGGAGACACCCGCATGCTCACCCTCGACCTCCCGGTCGAGCCGTACTGGCTCGACCTGCCGCGCGGCGTTCGCGTGGAAATCCGCCCCGTCACCACCGCCGTGATGGCCGCCGCCCAGGCCGGTTCCGCCCGCCGTCTCGGCGCGTTGCGAGCAGCCGAGACCGACCTCGACCCCGACATGGCGCGCGGCCTGGCTTTCGCCTTCCTCGTCAAGGCGCTGGCCCGCCACGCTGTCACCGCCTGGGAGGGGGTGGGCGACGCCGCGGGCAAGCCGCTGCCCCTCTCGCCCGAGGCGGTCGAGCGCCTCATGGACATGGACGAGATGGCCGCCGCTTTCTGGGACCGCGCCACCGGTCCGGTCGCCGCCGTGGCGCTGGAGGGAAACGGCTGAGGGCCCGGGCCGAATGGCATTTCGGCCAGGGCCCTGACTACTGCCGCGGCTGCGCGGCCCTCGACCGAGACTGCGGCCTCCTCTGTCCCTACGCCGCCCACGCCCCAGCCAGCGTCGAGGGCGCCGCCGCCTGGGCCGCCGGCACCAGCTGCGCCACGGCGACGATGACCGGCCTCGACCTCGACATGCCGGCCGCGCTGGCCACCGCCCGCGAGATGGGCGCCTCCGGCTGGGCGGCCGCCGAACTGCTGCTCGCCATGCGCATGGGCCTCGCCGCCGGCAGCGCAGCCCGGCGTCCCGACTACCCGACCGACGCAGGAGGCGTGACGCATGGCTGACGCCACACGCCGCGTCTCGGTCCGGCTATCGCTGGACGACGCCGCCCGGGTCAAGCAGGAGCTGCGCGAGGTCGGCGAGACCGGCCAGCGGTCCCTGGAGCGCATCCAGGGCGGCGCCGATCGTGCCTCCCGTGCGCTGGACCTGCTCGACGTCGCCGTGCGCGGCGTGCAGATCGCCGGCCTCGCCGCAGGGCTGCGCGCTGTGGTCGTCGCCGGCGACGCGCTCACCCAATCCATGGGCCGACTCAACACCGCACTCGGCTCGGTCGAACGCGCCGGCGAAATCTACGACCGGCTGTATCGCGACAGCCTGCAGACCGGCGTGGCCGTGCGCGAGAGCGTCGACGCCTTTGCCCGCTTCTCGATCGCGGCGCGCGAGATCGGCGCTACCTCCGACCAGGTCGCCACCTTGGTCGGCGGCCTCCAGCGCATCGCCATCGCCTCCGGTGCCAGCCAGCAGGAGATCGCCTCCAGCACGCAGCAGCTCGCCCAGGCGCTGGCGTCCGGCACGCTGCAGGGCGATGAGCTGCGCTCGATCCTCGAAGGTCTGCCGACCCTGGCCCAGGCGCTGGCCCGCGAGCTCGGCGTCTCTATCGGCGAACTCCGCAAGCTCGGCTCCGAGGGCAAGCTCACCGCCGACACGGTGTTCCCGGCGCTGCTTCGCGCCGTCGAGCGGCTGAATGGCGAGTTCGAGCGCGCGCCGCTCTCGGTGGGACGGGCCTTCGGGCAGCTGACTGCCGCCGCCGACCAATTCCTCGCCCGCCTCGACCAGGCGATCGGCCTCTCCAATGCCCTGGCCCGTGCGCTGTCCGGTGCCGCCCGCGTGCTGGATAGCGTCCGCCGCGGCTCCGGCCTGCTCCTCCCCTCCGAGCAGGAGGCCGACCGCCGCGCCCAGGCCGAGGCCCTGCGTGCCCAGATCGCCCGCCTCGAGGCGGAGAGCGACGGTCGCGACAGCCTGCGCTCGCAACCCCGGCGTGGTTCGATTCGCGGCGGCCTGGTCGGCGCTGCCCAGCAGCAGGCCGGGGTGGACCGTGCCGGTCGCCTGGAGGAACTGCGCCGCCAGTACACCGAACTCCAGGAGGAGATCACCCGCGGCGAGGCGGCTGCCGGCGAGCGCCAGCGCACCGAGCAGGAAACTGCCGCCGCCCAGGCGGCCGACGCCCGCCGCCGTCGCGCCGTCACCGACGCCGAGGAACTCCGCAAGGCGCTGGACGACCGCTTCCGGATCAACAGCGAATATGAGGACCGCACCCGCCGCCTGCGCGAGGCCGAGGCCGCGGGCGGCATCACCGCGGCCGATCGCACCCGCCTTGAAACGCTCGCGCTGCAGGAGCGCGATGAGGCGCTGCGCCGCCTGGAGCCGCGCGTTGCCGCTGTCCGCCGCGCCAGCAACGAGGGCGCCCGCGAGGCCCGCGAGGCCGAGCGCGAGGTCAACGACATTCTCCGCGAGCGCGAGCGGCTGATCGAGGGGAACGAGAACGCTTATGAGCGGTACCAGCGTCGGCTGGAACGCCTCTCCGACCTGGTGCAGCGCTCCGAGCGCATCGGCCGCCCGATCCCTGACGCCACCATCCAGCGCGAGGCCGAGCGCGCCATGGAGGATTTGGAGCGCGCGGAGAACCGGGTCGGGGCGGCGGCGGAACGCACCTCTGACACCGTCCGCGACCTCGGCCTGACGTTCAGCAGCGCCTTCGAGGATGCGATCGTCAAAGGCGAGAAGCTCTCCAAGGTCCTGCAGGGGCTGCTGCAGGACATCGCCCGGGTCATTGCCCGCAAGACCATCACCGAGCCGCTGGGCAATGCCGTCTCGACCGGGCTGACCGGCCTCGGCGCAGGGTCCTGGCTGGATGGCATCGGCTCCTGGATCGGCGGGTTGTTCCGCGCCGAGGGCGGGCCGGTCGCTGCGGGCCAGCCCTATGTCGTCGGCGAGCGTGGCCCCGAATGGTTCGTGCCGAACCGCGGCGGCACCGTGCTGCCCAACGGCATGGCGCCGGGTGGCGGCACCACCATCCACAACAGCTTCACCATCGACGCCCGTGGCGCAGATGCCGGCGTCGAGGCGCGGCTGCGGATGCTCTCCGGCCAGATCGCCCGCCAGTCCTCGGCAATGACGCTCGACGCCATCCGCCGTGGTGGCGCCGCTTACAAAACGGTGCGCGGATGACCGAATTCTCCTGGCCCGCCACACTGCGGCCTACCCGCCTCAGCTTCTACCTCCAGCATAACACGCTGCGCTTTGCCTCGCCGATCACCCGCGTCACGCAGGTCATGCGACGGGAGGGCGCGCGCTGGATGGCCGAGGCCACCTTCGATCCGCTGGAGCGGGTCCGCGCCGGCGTGCTGGAGGGGCTGCTGGCGGCGCTGGCCGGCTCGGTCAACACCGTGCGCATCTGGGACTGGCGGCGCGAATACCGCACCGGCGATCCGCGCAGCCAAGGCGACGTGCCGACCGGGCCGTACAGCTTCTCGGACGCCACCATCTTCACGGACGGCACCGGCATGGTGGTCGGCTCAGGCAATCCGTCGCTTGCTGCCGGTGCTGCCCGCGGGGCGCTCAGCATCCAGACCCAGGGCTGGTGGCCGAACACCACCGCCGTCGGCGCTGGCGACTATTTTGGCCTGAACGGCCGGCTCTACATGGCGACCGCGGCCGTCACCGCCTCCGGCACCGGCACCGCCACCATCCCGATCGGCCCGCCGCTGCGCGCCGCCGCCGCGGTGTCGGAGCCGCTGGTGCTGACCCAGCCCACCGTGGCCATGCGGCTGATCTCCGACGACGAGGCGATCAACCCGACCCGCCCCGGCCGCTTCACCGCCATCACCATTCGCTTGGAGGAATCCCTCTGATGTCCGGCATCACCGCCACGCCCCGGCTGTCGCTCCAGGCCGCCGCGGCGGCCACTGCGCCGGTCGCCACGCCGATTATCCTGGTCGATCTCGACTTCGCCTCCGGCCCCTTTCGCGCCTGGACCGGGCTGGGACAACTGGACTGGGCCGGGATGGTCTTCGAAGGCGTGGGCTCGCTCGGCGCCGTCGGCGAGATCGAGGAGACCACCGAAATCCGCGCGGTGCGGCTCACCCTGACGCTGTCGCCGGTGCCGCAGGATGTGGTGGATATCGCGCTGGCCGAGCGGAGCTTCCGCCTCCGCATTGCCCGGCTCTGGGGCGGGCTGCTCGATGCCGAGGGCGCCTTCGTGGCCGACCCGTTTCCGCTCTGGGCCGGGCTGATGGACACGATGGAGGTGGTGGACGGCGCCGAGCCGCGCGTCTCGCTGGCCTGCGAGAGCCGGCTGGTCGACCTCGAGCGCGCCGAGGTGCGGCGCTACACCGATGCCGACCAGCAGGCAGAGTACCCGGGCGACCGCTTCTTCGAATACGTCCCGGCGCTGCAGGAGGCGCAGATCACCCTGCCGGCGTCGTGACGAGGCGCCCGGACTGGCCTGGTCGGCTGGCAGCCCTGCTGTCGGCGGCCGAGGCGCATCCCTTCGACGCCCGGCGCTGGAACTGCGCCCGCTTCGCGTTGGCCGCCGTCGAGGCGGTGACCGGCACCCGGCCGGCCGTCCGCGTGCTGCCCTCCCTCGAAGCCTCGGCCGACAGCGCGGGCTTCCCGCGGATCCCGCCGGCCTTCGCCCGCGCCGGCGACGTCGTGCTGGCCGGCGATCCGCAGCGCCTCGGCGTCGTCGTGGATGGCGGCCGCGCCGCCTTCGTCGGGCCGCGCGGGCTGCTGCGCCAGCCCATCACCACCTGCACCACCGCCTGGAGGATTGGCTGATGCCGGCTGCCGTCCCCCTCGTTGCGGTGCTCGCCGGCGGCCTCGCTTCGGCCGTAGTCGGCGGCGGCATCATCGGCGCGGTGGTGGCCGCCGGCACGGCCTTCGTCGTCTCCTCCATCGGCCAGAGCATTTTTCCGACTAAGAAGGCCTCCTCGACGGCTGCCGCGGCGGTCGCCGCAGACACCCTCACCAGCACCGCCGCCACCCGCACGCAGTCCTTCCGCCAGGCGATCACCGAACACCAGATCGTCCTCGGACGGGTGAAGGTCGGCGGCCCCATCGTCTTCATCCACTCGGCGACCGACGATGCCGGCCGCGAGGACGGCTATTTCTACGCCGTGGTGGTGGTCGCCGCGCACCGGGTGCGGGCCATCGGCGAGGTCACGCTGGGCGACGCGCCGGAGTCCGACCCGAAATATGCCGGCCTGGTCCGGGTGGACCGGCACCTTGGCGACCCGGCCCAGGCGGCCAATGCCAACCTCGTCGCCGAGACCGGCGGCAAGTGGACGGCGGCGCATCGCGGCCAGGGCCGCGCCTACATCGCGGTCCGGCTCAAGATCACCGCGGAGGCCTTCCCCTCCGGCCCGCCCAACATGGCGGCCATTGTCGAGGGTGCCGACACCATCCTCGACCCGCGCACCGGTGCCACCGGCTGGTCGGACAACCCGGCGCTCTGCCTGGCCTGGTACATCACGGCCAGCTTCGGCTGGCGGGCCAGCTGGGACGACATCGACATCCCCTGCCTGATCGCCGCAGCAAACATCTGCGACGAGATCATGGGCACCGCGGCCGGCACCGCCGAGCGCCGCTACACCTGCAACGGCACGCTCTCGCTCGCCGAAGGCAAGATCGCCATCACCGAAAAGCTGGTCTCCGCCATGGCCGGCGCGCTGGTGGTCTCGGGCGGCCGGTTCTTCATCCATGCCGGGGCGGCGGCAGTATCGCTGGCGACGCTCACCTCCGACGACCTGCGCGGCGACGTGACGATCCAGGGTAGCCGGGCGCGGCGCGATCTCTTCAACGGGGTGCGCGCTGTCTATGTCGAGCCCTCGGCCAACTGGCAGCCGACCGACGCGCCGCCGCTGCTCGCCAGCAACTACGTCGCCGAGGATGGCGGCGAGGCGATCTACACCGATCTCGAATTCCCGCTCACCACCTCCGTCTCGACCGTGCAGCGGCTGATGAAGGTGGCGCTGGAGCGCAACCGCCGGCAGCGCACCGTCGCCTTCCCGGCCAATCTCTCCGCCCTGCGGCTGCGGCCCTGGGAGGGGGCAACGGTGGCGCTCGACCGGCTGGTGCCCTTCCCCGCGCGGATCACCGGCTGGAGCCTGGCGCAGGACGGCGGCGTCGACCTGGTGCTGGCCGAGGAGGACAGCGCCGTCTGGGACTGGAACCCGGCCGTGGACGAGCGCGCCACCGGCGACAGCCCCTCCGTCGTGCTGCCCAATCCGGGGCGTATCTCAGCGCCGGCGAGCATCACGGTCGGCACGCCGGTCACCAGCAGCTTCGCCACCCTGGCGGTGTCCTGGTCGGCGGTCGGCTCGGCCTATCTTGCCGGCTACGAGATCGAGTTCATGCCGGCCTCGGTCGCCGTGTGGCAGGGCTACGGGGCGGGGTTCGGCGCGACTGCGGCGTCGATCCCCACCGCCGAGCCGACCGGCTTCCGGGCGCGCGCCGTGGCCCGCAGTGGGGCGGTGTCGGGCTGGCGGGAGGCCCTGGTGCCCGCCACGGTCTCGGCGCCGACGGCGACCGGTATCACCGGTGGCATTCGCCTCTCCGGCGGCTTTCCTGCCGATGTCGTCCGCCTCCAGGTGTTCGATGCGACGTCGAACAGCCTGAAGCTCGCCACCGAGCCCACCTCGCTGTTCTGGGACCGCACCGGCCTCACCGCCGGTCAGACGCGCTGGTACTGGCTCCGCAGCGTCTCGGCCGAGGGCAACGTCTCTGCCTTCGTCGGCCCGGTCACCGCCACCGCCCTGTAGGAGGCTCGGGAAAAATGCCGGCACGAATCGATGACCTGCTCGTCCTCAACGCCAATCTCAACAAGACCGACTTCGCCAAATACCTGCGCGACCGCGAGGCCGTGCTGCCGAATGATTTCGGCGGGCTGGGCGATGGCGTGGCGGATGACCGCACCACGATCCAGGCCGCCTTCGATCGCGCCGGCGCGGACCAGAAGTTCGCGATGATCCCGCCCGGCACATGGAACGTCTCCGGCACCGTGACGCTGCCGGGCGGCGCGCGCGGGCTGATCATGCAGGGCACCATCCGCTACACCGGCACGGCGCCGGCCTCCGTGCTGGTGCTGGGCGATGGCGGCACCATCCGGAACGCCGAAAAGCTCTACACCGGGCTGAACGTGATCCGGCAGACGCTGTCGGACTGGTCCTCCGAGGCCGATATCGGCATCACCGTGCGCAACGTCGATGCCTCCCAGATCGAGTTGCGCCGGGTCGAGGGGTTCACCATCGGCATGCGGACCCTCGGCGATGGCCGCGGCGTGGAGGACAGCACCTTCACGCTCGGCCGTATCGTCAACAACCGCATCGGCCTCGACATCTGGTGCGCGACGGCCACGGCCTGGAACACCTCGATCCGCTACTATGGCGGGCACTTCGCCCAGGCGACCGGGGTGAACGCCGCGCTGGATCGCTTCGGGGTGCGCTTCGGAAACGAGGCGGGGGCCTACTCCAACCACAACCGCCACATCTTTGACGCGCCGAACTTCGAGCTGCGCCAGGCCGGCAGCAACATCGCCATCCCCTTCCTGAACCAGACCTCGGGCAGCGCCATCATCGCGCGCAACATGCGCATGGAGGCCTGCTCGCCGCTGGCGGCGCGCCACACGGCGGGGGCGCAGGACTGCGAATACGATATCGCCTGGACCAACACCTACCTGGTTGGCATCGACTACGCTGCGACGGCCAATCGCTGCGGCAATGCGGTGATCAACCGGCATCGCGCGCCGGCGTCGCGGTTCCAGCGCTTCCTCGCGGGGGTGCCGAACATCCGCGCGGCGGCGTTCCGGCAGTCGGCGACCGAGGTCGGCGTGGAGGGGCTGATCACCATCGCGACCTCGACGACCACCGCAACCTTCATGGCGGATTTCTGCTTCAATGGGCTGACGGACCTGACGCCGACCGATCGGGCCGTGACGCTGGCGGCGAACCGCGGACTGGGGTGGATGCTCGATACCTCCCAGGCCAAGGAGTTCGCGCTGGCGCATTGGCTGACGGTGGGGGCCTCGGGCGGGCGGCTCTTTGTGCGTGTGTTCGACGGGGCGGGAAATGTTCGCGAGGACATCGCGGGCGATGTTCTGGCCTCTATCACCACCATGCAGTGGAACGCGCCAGCCAAGGGCTGGAACGCCGGCGCGCCGATGGATGACGCGAACTTCAACCGCCGGCAGACCATCCGCGTCGGCGCGTCCGTGGCCTACGCGCAGGTGGGGGTGATCGGGTTTGACGGGCCGATCGACCTGCAATCGCTGCGGCTCTACGGGCTCCCGGAAGCGGCCCCCGCGGTGCTGAACGGCACGCCGCTGCTGCCGCAGTCGGGGCAGCGGGAGTTCGCGGCGGAGGTGTCCTGGGACCTGCCGAGCCTGCCACCGGGGGCGACGTCGCTGATCGATGTCACGGTGAGCGGGACGCGGGCGGGGGATCTGGCGTCGGCATCGCTGGTGTCGTCGACGCGGTTCATCGAGATCGATGCGGCGGTTTGGTCGAACAACACGGTGCGGGTGATGGCGCGGAACATCTCCGGCGCGACGTTCGATCTCGCGGCGTCGACACTGTCGGTGGGGGTGGCAAAGCGAAGAGTGCCGTGAAGTAGGCTATCTGACCGACTGCGCGAGCGGAGGCGGCACGCGATATTCGGGATGCCGGGCACGCCAATCCCGATAGGCGTCAAGCTCCCGCTCGGTGTCGACAGGCAAGATATCATGGCCGTTGTCGTCAATGAGGCCGCCCTCTATGCGGGCTGCCACCACGTGCCAATGCCGCTGAATCGCGGCGTCGAGATCTGCGCCGGCGGAGAAATGCACAGCGTATAGCCGAGCGCAAATGGCTCTCGCGATCGGCTCGATATTGGCCCAGGATGCCGCCATCGCACGAGAATATCCCGCAGCTTGGGTGAATTCCACCTTCATGGCAGCACGAGGTGAGCTTGGCGTTCAGGCTTCAGGCCGGCCGAGGGCTTCCTCAAGCCGTGCACGAACTGCGCTGCCCATTTTCTGAAGTCCGCACGCGTTGCGCATTGCGACCAGAAGCTCAGTTTCGTCCCGCAATACCACACCACACTCCACCGCGAGCGCCCGCAGTTGCTCGATCGGCACCTCCGTAGGGTCACGTCCCACCCCATCGTTTGCCCTGAACGCTTTCGCAGCAGCCGGGTCATGATCCATGGGCCAAATGAACGTGCCCGCTGAATCCTTGGTCTGCCGGAGATCCAACGGAATCGCCGCCTCAATCCGCTCCTGGATTTCGCGACCAGCGCGCTGAAACCCGTGCACCCTCGCAATACGCTGGATCAATCGGTCGCGGCGAAGGGGGCCGTGGGTAGAGATTTCGCTGCCGACCAACCTCGAGAGGGTTTCCCGATAGTCGTCATCATAGAATCGATCGGCATCAGCCGAAGCAGGTCCATTTGAGGCTGCCGGCTCACTGGCCGCTGCGGCGGGCGGCTCGACGGTTGCGACAACCTTTGCATCCTCTTCGGCACGCCGAGCGCGCTGTTCGGACAAGCGTGCGGTCAGTTGTTCGTGCAACCGCTCCGTCTCTCGTGCAGCGCCCGTCCACCAGTCGGTGGACCAGATCCGAAGCACGTGCCAGCCAAGCCCCTCCAGAACTGCCTGGCGCAGGCGGTCGCGATCGCGCGCCGTGGCGCCACGATGATAGGTCGCGCCATCGCATTCAACACCGGCGAGGTAGGTTCCCGTGCGATCTGGGTCCACGACGCCCAGGTCCACGCGAAAACCTGATACGCCGACCTGCGGGTGCAACACCCAGCCTTTCCCACGCAGGCGCTCAGCGACCGCCGCCTCGAAGGGGCTTTCCATATCCCCAAGCGGTGCGGTCGGCACAGTCGCGAAAGCGCGCGCACCCAGTTGCGCGAAAGACAAGAAGCGCTTGAGGTGTGCGACACCCGTGGCCGATGTACGTGACAAATCGATCTGGTCGGGTCGCAGGCTAGCGAAAACCAACAGGGCCTCTCGCGCGCGGGTCACCGCCACGTTCAAGCGCCGCTCACCCCCCGACTGATTGAGCGGCCCGAAATTCATGGCCACACGGCCGGTCGCATCGGGACCGTAAGTCAGTGAGAACAGCATCACATCACGCTCTTCGCCCTGAACCGATTCGAGGTTCTTCACCAGGACCGGCTCAGCGCGCTCCTCCGCGAAAAAGGGCTCCAACGCGGGGTCGTCGCGCCGGGCTTCGTCGAGCATGTTCTCGATCAGCGCCTGCTGCTCAGCATTGAAGGTGACGATACCAAGGCTGCGGTCCGCCCCGCCGGCAAGAGTCGCGCGGAGGACTTTCAGCGCTTCCACGACGACTGCCCGAGCCTCAACCTGATTGGTGCGCGCTCCGGCGCGCGCGTAGACGCCATCCGCCACGTGCCGAAAGGCCACGGCTGCATCGGTTGTGACCGGCGAAGGGAAGGTGATGAGCCTCCCGCCATAGTAAATTTGGTTGCTGAAGGCGATCAGACTTTCGTGGCGCGAGCGGTAGTGCCACAGCAGCTCCACGGTCGGGATGCCCGCACCAAGGCATTCATCGAGGATGGATTCGAGATCCTGCACCTCTACCTCAACAGCATCTTCGCCAGCCTCCGGGACAGACCGTTCGAAGAAGCGCGTGGGCGGCAACTGCTTCGGATCGCCCACAACGATGACCTGTCGCCCGCGGCCGATCGCGCCAATCGCGTCCCAGGTGGGGATTTGCGATGCCTCGTCAAAGATCACGAGATCGAAGGGCTCAGCCTCTGCGGGCAGATATTGCGCGACCGAGAGCGGGCTCATCATCAGGCAGGGCGTAAGGCGCCGGAGGGCTTGCGGCATGCGAGCAGCAAGCTGGCGAACCGGAAGGTGCGCGCGCTTTTTGACCAACTCGCGCTTGAGCACGGCATATTCCGGATGGCGCTCGCGCTCGGCGTCGCCAGGAATTCCGGAGGCGAGCCGGACGCGCGCGATGCGCGTGGACAGTTCCAGCAGCTTCGCGTCCAGGGCACGGAAGCGTTCGATGCGCGTTTCATGCCGGGCCGCCACGAAGCCACGCAGCCGTTGCGATGCTTCCACGGCCAGGCCGACCCACCACCGCGCGTAGTTTGCCTCGAATACACGAGCACCATCAGCCGGCGCGATGCGCCCCTCCTCCAGGGCGCGGATCACCGGCGTCAGACCAGCGGCTTCTGCACGCTGCGCGATTCCGCGCCAACTGGTCCAGTCGCGCAGGTGCGAAGCAGCCGGACCCCACGCCAACAAATGCGTGCCGAGTGCCTGGGGCCAATCGTCGCGCGCACCATCGAGGATGCCGCGCGGATCGGCGCCGCTCTCGACAGCCAGGATATCGAGCGCAGCTTCGGCTGTCCTCATACCTTCCCTGAAACGCACCAGTGCGGCTCCCACACTGGCAGAAGGGGTCAGCAAATCGGCCCCCTCACCAACCAGCCGGCGCAGGTGGCCGCGCAGTTCCAGCAAGGCTGCGGGATCGGCTGCGCATGCAGCCGCCGCACCTCTCAGATTGCGGCCCCAGGTGAAGCAGGCCTCCAGCCGAACGAAGTCGGAGGACAAGCCCCGCCAGGCTGCCCCCAGTGGAGCGGCGGATGCTCCTGCGGCGCGCGAGGCTTCTTCCAACCTGGCCATCTCGGAAAGCCGATCCAGATCAGGGCCGCACTCATCCGGGACGGCGCCGTCACAGGTGGCGGCCAGCCGTTTGCGGAGCGCCCTCTGCGCCAGCATTCGCCCCACCGCCCATTTGTCTGCGGCCGCGCGCCACTCCGACTGGATTGCGTCCAGCGGCAGCGCTGTCGCTTCTGGCTTCCAGCGTCCGGTCAGTGCGGCTCGTAGTTCAGCGTGGCGTTTCGAGCGCACCGCCTCTTCCCGCACGATCTCCATCATGGCGGCGGCGCCTTCGCCAAGCGTCCAGGCGGAGTCGATGGCGATGGGCTCGAGCAGCGCCTGGGCAAGACCATCCAAAGCGGCAAGTGCCCGGCGAGAGAGCCCATGTGGAGGCAGGCCCACCGCATTTGCGACGGCAGTGGCCAGGGCAGGCACTGAATCGAGCGCTGCCGCAGCTCGCCGGGCCGCCTCCAGCAGGCGGGCCTGCCAGGGTGGTGACCACTCGGTCGCCTCGACACCCATGAGTGCCGCAGCATCCGCAACGCCTCCCATGCGGGCAAGTGTCGCGGCCGCGTCTTCCACCAATTCGCGCAGCCGGATGTAGTCGCCAATGTCGTGAGCCTCGGCGTCCGGCCAGGACAATGTCAGGTCCGGCACCGCTCCGCTTTCAGCGCGTAGCACACAGCCCATGGCGCGAAAGGGCGTCCAGCCGTTGCGGCCGACACGATGCAGGTCCCGGACGTAGCCGTTCAATTCCTCGCGGAGCGCGGCGACCTCGGTGAGCGCCGCCTGCCATTCCTCCGGCCGCAGGGCTTCACGCACCTGCTGCGCCTGGTCGAGTTGCGCCAGGACCGCAGCCTTACTCGTCTTCGCCGAAAACAGATCGAGGCAGAACTCGCCCAAGCCCACCTGTCGGAGGCGGCGCTGCACCACTTCCAGCGCCGCGCGCTTCTCCGCCACGAAAAGCACCGAGCGCCCCTGCGCCAGCGTGCTGGCAATGATGTTGGCAATTGTCTGGCTCTTGCCGGTGCCTGGCGGGCCGATGAGAACGAAGTTCTTGCCTTCAGCCGCGGAAGCGACGGCACGGAGCTGCGAGCTGTCTCCCTCGAGCGGACAGGCCAGGCCAGCCACCAAGTCGTCCAATGCCGGTGCCGCTGGGGCTTCGCCGGCTGTCTCGCTGCCAAACGGCGTGGGTGCTGCGCCGGGCCCATCCAGCAGACGTCGCACGGCCTCACTGCCGCGAAGCGCCTCCGCGCGATCGACGAGGTCCTTCCACATCAGGTACTTTGTGAAGGAGAGGTTGGTGAGGGCGACGTCCTCCGCCACCTCCCAGCCGGGGATGTCCCGCACCTTGGTGCGGAAGGCGTCCAGTATGGCCCCGACATCCAGGCCACTGTCGTCTTCCGGCGGACGCTCAGCCTCCAGCAGCGGTATGCGAATGTCGAATTCCTGCCGGAGCATCTCCAGCAGGGTCGAGTTCAGCCGCGTCTCGTCATCATGAGCCCGCAAAGAGAACCCGGAGCGGATGCTCGGCCGTTCCAACACCACCGGGACCAGTAGAATCGGCGCACGGAATGGCGCCTCCTTCCCCTTCTGCTTCCACAGCAGCGAACCGATGGTGAGAAACAGGGTATTGGAGCCGCCCTCTTCCCGGTTGGCCCGCGCCGAACGGAAGATTTCGGTGAGCGCTGCCTGCAATCCGGCCTCATCGCGGCCAACCAAAAGCTCGCGCCGCGCCAGCGCCTCATGCGCGAAGGTGCGGTCGGTCTCCTCCTGAAGTCGCGCGCGGGCCAGGCGGGCAGAACGCGGGTCGGAGCCGGACATGAGTTCGGGCCATGGACGGAAGCGCAGGGCGGCCGCCTTCCCGGTCTTGCCGCGCATATCGGCCAACAAGTTCTCCAGCCCACCGGGGTCCGGGCAATCCACGGCCAGGGCCTGCTTGCCGCCCGTCTTGAGGTTTAGCAGGCGGTTGCGCCCCGACAGATCCAGCAGGCGCTTGCGCCATTGCTCCAGGCGGCCTGTTGGCGTGGCGGGCGCGGGCTCTGCCTCGGGGGGCGCGTCCTCTCGCAGCGCCGGTGCTTCCTCCGCCGCGACCTCGAGGACTGCCGTGTCTTCCTGCTCCGTCGTCTCCCGCAAGGCGTAGGCGCCTGCACGCGCAGAGAGCGGCTGGATTCGCCGGTTGCGGGCGCGAGCGACATCGATCACGGCCTCGAACGCATCGTCCTTGTCCGGGGCGACATGGGCTGCCCCCGCCTCACAGGCGCGCTTGAAGCCGGTCCGACCGCTGCCAACCGCTAGCGTGGTCTCGAAGAGAACGATGTCGTGCAGCGCGAGCCGCGTGCGAAGGCCTGGAGCGTCGTCGGCACGGGAGGCACCAAAGTCGTGCTTGCTCAGCCAGAGCCCGACGAAGGCGTGCTCGCGGACGAGAACTATGACAGGCCGCAACCCGATAGCTTCGAGACATGCGGCGAAGAGCACCGCGAGATCGAGGCAGGTACCGAGCCTGTCTTCCAGTATCTGACGGGGAGGTCTGATCTTCTGGCCGTCACGCTCAAAGGAGGCAGGCGGATTTACGTAGCGGATATCGAGCGCGCAAATTGCCCGCCAGAGCGCTTCGGCCTGCTCCCAGGCACGCTGCTTATTGCCGGATTGATAGCCTTCGAGGCCGTCCGGCTTGCCCCCTGCACGCAGCTTGTCGGACGTCGCGCGGAGGATGCGTGCAATGGCCGGATCATTTGGTTCGACGAAGGCGGCGAGGATGTCCGGAATACCGGCGCAGCCGCCCCACTCGTTGTGGGCCAGGATGCGCACGTCCTGCTGGACCTCCGCCAGGGTTGTTCCGTTTGCGGTGGCCGCAACGCGAACAACGGCGCGGGTCGCCTCGGTCAGTGCGGAAAGGAAGGGTCCATCCAACCCGATGTCGAGATCGGCAATGGGGCGGACCTGCGCGGCGGCGACGCCGCCGAGC